ACGACGTGTGACGTCAGCAACGTTGCTCTTGTCAGTAGTGACAAGAGCATCGTCACCAGATGCAAACACTCTATGCTCATAACCACAGCCATGCATTGCATACTCAAGATACATAAGAACCCTTAATGTGTTGCCAAAGGTAGTACGGGTTGCGTGCCCTGAAAAAACGGTACCGTTCACCTTCCCTTTTTCTATAATCCTGCCTTTGTGTCTCAGAATATAGGGTGTTTTTAACATAGTAAGATTATAGAGTAGTTATTCTTTTATAGGATCGTTTAATGCCATACCCCCTTACTCCATCTTGTATATTATATCCATAAATAAGTTGCGTATCATCCTATTATCACAACTCTCGATAAGTGAACTATATTATGCACTGTCATGGCCGGAAGTGTCACCAGCTATAAACCAATGATTTGTCGGAATCAGACCATTACCTTTCTGGAAATAATCTTGTAGATCTGAACTGTTCAAACCATGTATCATACCAGTGTGAGCTGTTTTAAAACAGTCAATCAATATTTAATTGAAAAAACCAGACACAAAGTTCAGCGTTTCATCTTGTTCCCAAATAGCACGTGGGCGTCCGCTTGTTTTGTAACCACGATCAAAGAGTGACACTTCTTTCTACTTAGTGTGTAGAGTCATAACACTCCCTAACTTAAGGGTGCGATATAACTTGCGCAGTCCGCGTTTGTATTTCTCTTATTTGTCAGCGTCGAACTTGGTTAAAAACTTCTCTGCATCCCAGTTATGTGTATTTAAATGTTTGCGCGCAATCTCGGATAGTTCATCAACCCTGCGATGAGCAAAATCGCGAAAGTCTCTGAGTGTCTGTGGATCGGGTGAACTACGCCCACCTCCATGTCTGCCATGTGCCGCATAGAACAAGTTGACAATACAGTTCCCAAAAGTGTAACTCTCAACCTTGTTGCCATCAATATACATAAGTGGTCCTGTTTTTTGCCATCTGACGGTTTAATACAAGTTGTCTTTGTTGCATGAACAATTTCTCAGTAAATCGACAATCATTCTATTGTCTCTTGGAAAATATGTAGTAGTAACGTTCATGCAAGTTCTCCCAGGTTGAAGAACGTCTTGTTCAAATCGCACGGACTATACGTGTAATTAGTGAAAATCACAAATGTCATTACTCTTACTAGACAATATTTACAATGCATAACTATTCATTTAGTCGCGCTCAAAAGAATTCGGTATAGGAAGACTGTCGAATTCGTGTTGGTCTGGTCGTTTATTAGAAATGTCCATGTTCACTTATTTAAAGTTTGAACGGGGAGCTGGCTTAAACAAATTACCATTTATAATAGTGTCCTATAAACCCCTTCTATAGTCCGCCATTTCCTGTTGTTGTTGACGTTTACCAAGACCGTGGATTTCAGCAAGATTGACAGCCTTGTCCTTTAATAGTGTAGCTCGTTCAATTGCAAGCGCCATTGCCTACTACCTTGTGAGTCTAATAAAGTCAGCATTCTCTGACGTGCAAAGACTTGAAACGACAGTTCTCATGAACATTCTTGCCTGAATCTCCCAATCTTCAAGAATACAACGAAGGTTCAAATTTGCCCATTTACCAGTAGATTGGCCTGTCACGATTGTACTAAGAGAACGCCACGTTGATCCGATTATTTTTGCGACTAAATTTTTTACGATGGCACGTTGCTTGTAAACCAGTATCGCTCCACAACCAACTACCAGATATGTGAGCCAGCCACTTTTTGAAGAGGGTCTCTTCCTCTTGCCACTTCCCTGGATCACGTCAAGGCATAACACCACGCCCTTTCTGTGTGTAGTCTTATACAAAGTTGAAAAGAGATTGTATCTAATCTCACATGTTTTTATCAACAAAAGCATAAATGCCATGATTAATTATGGATATTACCATCCACCTTAACGTTCGACTCTCATGCTGTACAATACCAAAGCAGTTGCACTTATCTTAAATAGGTGTAGATTTGGTACATACACTTCTATCTCAGGTGGGTCAGTTTTGTTTTCAAGGTCAGCAACGTTGATTGCTTTAAGCAATTTGGTATTTTCAAGTGTGCGTAAGTCAACAACCATTTTTGCAACAATAATTCTTTGTTAGTTTTCCCAAGTTATTGACACTCCTCTGTTATTTTTCTACACGCCTTCAGTCTACAACAAGTTCCAAGACATAGCATTAGTAAATTCATTTCTTTTAGCAATTACAGTCCCCTTGGCGTTTTATTGAGTTGGTATCAATTAAGTTGAAAGGTAGTCACAATCATGTCTTAAAACCAGTTGTTGGTTAGTGAGTTTATCCGAAAAGCGTCCAACTCTACCAGGACCGAATTAGTAATGATTCTGGGCTGCATACTTGCATTTGTGGCCAAAACCGAGATAGTCTTAAACCATAACAACATCTTTACAAAAATTGCAACCTACATCGTACAACACTTGTTAGTTGTCCTATACTATCTCGCCCCAGGGAGCAGCGGTCTCGTTGGCTATTGCCTCACGAACTTCAACCTGAACCACGCTCATGTTGAAGCCAACTATGTAGCGTTGACGTTCAAAGACAATGTTGTTATCAGCGCTGACAAAACGCTTACTAGCACAGAGACTATCCCAGTTGATTTTTCTTTAAAAAGTGCTATATATGTCGGGTGAACAAATACGCATAGAAACGTGGTGACATTCTGCAGAACCAGGTGATGTTTAACCGGGTAATCGCACGCTAACCATTTATCTTGTGTCAGAATGGTCAAAGTAATAAGTTGCTGTGACATCAGGGACTGCGAGAAAAACATATATACTTCCCCTCCTAGGAACTATGAATTCTTGTATCCAAATTGGATTGCGCCCATCAATAGGTTGCATCAGCAGTTTTATAGCATTGTCCAGCATCGGATTTGCACTGGGGAGAACCATCTACTCTCTTGTTAAGTCAAATGGGTGTTCAACATTTTATGGCAGTCGAAAGTAGAAATTGTTGTCATAGTTGATACTGTGGTTATGGCTTAGTACTTCTTAAAGGCTATCTTGGTAAGAACTCTCATCTGGTGTATTGTTTCTTTAAGCCATGACTGCTTGTTCCATTACTTGGTTGAGAGACTCGTTGGAATGGGACCGATCGGCTGTTCCTGAGTTAGAAATTGTTGGATGCCACAAACTGATGTCAACACTAGTGCCTGAAACGTGTAGGTCTTCAGGTAGTGGATCTGGGATGGAATTTGACTAACTATTATCCGCCAAATTGTTTTGGCCAGGGTTTCGATGGGTGATATTAACTGCATTACCTAGTGCGTTCACGTTATTAATGATTTGTGTGACTTCAACAAATTCATTTATCCCAACTCCGTACATTACTTGATTATGGTGAGCAAAAAAATTAACATTTACAATGCGTGTTTCACCCTCGTCGTAACCTAATTATTGTTGTTCATTGTGTGGCCCTTATAAAACAGTGGGATTAGTGTTGAATGATGAATTGTTAATAATTTCGGGTTCGAGCAAAGGCCCAGCGTTAAGCAGAGGGATCTAAATCATGGACAATTCTTAGTCAATGTCATGAGGAACAACTATTGTTTCAAGAGAGACTATTGGTTCAGCTACAACACAACACTTGAAGGGAGAGTGTTATTGTTGTGCTTGGGGTGCATCTACATCAACTGTAGGCAACACTTGTGTTGCTATGTTTCCAACTAACGATATAGGTGTGTCTTTGTTGTACTTCTCTTTCGGAAGTTCATGAATGTATTCATTGTCAGGTTTAACATACTTCACCTTTATCATCTAATTTGAGTCATTCTTGCCATTCTTCTTGTTTTTTTCTTTTGGAATCTGCTCAACAACACTGTATGAATCAGTGTATTCAGACTGAGTCTCTATTTCGTTAAAGGAAGGTGCAAAGTAATCGAAGTGTCCTGCTAGATCATCCCAATTACCATCTTACCCTACCAATCGAGTTGCACGTGAGAAATGACTGTTAGGAACACAGTTGTGATTATAACCATCATTGTAAAAAACATAATGATTTTCATATTTGCGGGAAAAATCTTACAATACAATCCCTTAGAAATTAGGACAATAATTATATGAATCCCTTTGATTGTCCAATCCTTTTGGAACAGTGTAAACACAGAACGGTATTAATAAGCCCAAGCAGATGCATTACATAACAGCCCCGTTCATCCTTTTATAGTCCATCCATTGATTAACAGCTTGTGAACCCGACGTCATTGATTTTAATAACTCGTACTGGTTAGGATACAACTTAAGACAATTCTCAAGGATGATTGTTCTGTTGCGTGTAACTTCATACCTAACATAGGTTTCAATATCAGAGAACGATAGGGGCTCCATGTCTTCTTTTGGTTTGTACTAACATGCAGCGTAGAGCGCAATAATGCTACAGCATTCAGGTGGGTACTGGTCGAAATCAACGTCAATATAACCCAGCTTTGAGCCTCTTCTTTTATAGTAACAGAGTTTACCATCATTATTCAGGTGTGCTGCTTTCTTCTCAGTCTGTTTCTTGGCACGATCATTTTAGATCTTTTTCCCATCAACATCCTTGTCGTCATCAATTTTTTTGTCACTCGGGTCGTTATTCTGTCTGTACCTATCACGTTGCCTCACAACCTTATTGTTACTAGTTCCGTTCTTGTTGACGTTTACTCGAAACCTGGAATTACGACCGCTCGCAGTTAACTATTACATTTTGTTACGTATTTTTTTCCCGATTAACATGTTATCATAACCGACCATTGTCTTCAAAACATGTTATATTGATAACTTGTCCCTGCTTTCGAGTGATCTTAAAAAACGTCTATATTCATCTTGTTCAATATACCCTGTCATGTCCATCTTGAAAACGCGATCCATATTAAGGATACGATTCATGAGATGACGATTCTCATCTATTGATCTTTCAATAGATAAA